GGAACTGTAAGTGACACTCTTAGTCGTTTTATCAGTTTCGACGCAACATTAACTTCTGCTTCTTTAGGTGTTACTCCTGATGATGCACAAGCAGTAACAGTTAACTTCCGTCCTGCTGGCGTACCAACATTCGACTTTAGCCGTTCATAATAGTAACGGAATCGGAATGTTCCAAGAACCCTACTTTTTAGTAGGGTTTTTTCTTGTTTAGTAGGTTAGACTATTATTGTATAAATTTTCACTATGACAACTAGTCCTAGACCTGCACGTTCTGCTTTAAGAGCAATAGATCGTTTAAAGAAAGCTGCGAATTTAGAAGCTACAAAGAAGGAAGTTGAATTAACTGATGGAACGGTATTTGAGATGTGGGTATCACCTTTGACAATGGCAGAAAGAGAGAGAGCACAAAAAGGAGCTAAATCTGACGATGCAAATGAATTTGCTTTAAGGCTTTTGATGACGAAAGCGTTAGATGAAAATGGTAGTAGGTTATTTAATATTGGTGAAATTGATGTTTTAAAGAATGAGGTAAGGGATGCTGATCTTCAAATTTTAATGCTTGCGGTTATCAATACAGAGGATGATGACATCGACCCAAAATCCTAAGTGCGGAGCTGCGTAAAGATAATTTGTTAATGCTT